CCTCCGAAGGAGGCCACGCGCACGCCCGTAGAGATTCTCCCGTGGGCACATGACGCCCGTTGGATTCTTCCCGCGAGACTTGGGGTTGGTTTCGGCGGTCCATCCCGAAGGGATGGGGCTGGGGCTGGGCAAAGACCGCTGGGGGCAGTCTCCGAGGCCTAAACCCTTAGGGGTTTAGGGGGAGGTCAGCACACTTAGGTTTTCTCCCTAAGGGAGAACCCTAAACCCGAACCTCGCGTTATCTTCCCCTTAGACACGCACGCGGCTAAGAGACCTTAGGGTCTCTTTCATGGGTGCCCGCCCACCCCCGAGCGTGCCCGTCCATACATCATGTTCCCCTCTTGGATTTTTTCCAAGTTTCGGTTTCTGGGATTCCGCCTTAGTGTTCCCTCATAGGGGCCTTTGGCTGGCCAGAGATACCGTCAATACGGTCAATACTCAATCTTCGTTTTTCCCGGGGATTATTCACATCGCCCCGACGTTTCGGCCAAAAAACGCTTAAAGAGCCGGTCGGTGACTAAGTTTCATAACTTCTCCCCCGACTTATGTTCGCCATCGCCGCCAAAGTACATAAACCCAGAAGTGGAGCAGAGAAGTCAGGAGCCCCCTCGATGTCCGACGTTATTCGGAACCACCAGAAGCGACACGGCACCATGCGGAAACTGACCCCCATGGAGAATGCCGTCAATGAGGTCTCCCGGGGACAGGTCCCTGAAGCGGCGTATCCGGCTCTCCGGGCTGCTGGGAGTGTTATCCGGGCGGTGAATCCCAAGGTGGATGGGCCGTCAGGGGTGGCTGGCAAGTTCCGGCAGTCGGGCTCTCACTGACTCGTCCCGGTCCGGCAGGGACATAAATCCCTGCATGGAAGCGTTCACTGAGGGTGCGAGCCGAGCCATCTTTGTGGTGGTGGTCTTTCTGGCTTTTGTCGGCGTCTGCCATGCGTTGATCGTGGCGGCATCTCTGAGCATCTGGCTCTATGAGCGTTGGTTCGGCAAGGGGGATGACTGATGCCTGCCCCGAAGATCAAGTTCCGGTCCTATGCCCCGGATGTGAAACTCCCCCGGGCCAAGACTCCCGAGTACGACATAGACCAAGCGGAGTACAACGCCTCAGGGGTAGGCCGACCGTATAGCGACGATCCTGATGTTCCGACACAGGAGACGAATGCCCAGCCTTCACAGCAAGAACTGCTGAAGAACTCGGAGGCTATGTATCAGGATGCGGTCCAGCGGGGGGAAGAGAATGACCAATCCCCGACTTTCTTTGAGAAGGCCCCTTCGTTCTTTCTCCGCAGGCGGGTCGCACTGCCCGACAATCAGGGGCTGACCAAGGCGTCGATTGCCCGGTTGAGCATTGGGGACATCATCAAGTCCCTGCAAAGCGACGAGACGGCTGGCTCGATCATGGCCAACATGGCCAAGAACTACGCCAAGCCCGGGTCCCGGATGAGCCTGACGAACTACCACTCAGGCGGCATCGAGGACCATCTGTCCCAGCCGAGGTACTTCCTGACGGGAGACAAGGAACTCCCGGCGGCCTATGGCCAGTATTACCCGGATCACGGGATGGCCTACTGGGCGGGCCGTAACGGCAGGGAGTGGTTTGTCCCGCACGAAGCAGCCCATGCCACGATTGAAGGCGACAACCTGACTGACTTCCGGGGCGAGATGTTCGGGGGTTTGCTTCCCAACGAGATGACCTACGGCGAGTACGCGGCTTTCTCGCCCGAGGTCCAGAAGATGAGGCCCTTCCACCAGAGGCAACTGGGTGAAGACTTGGGCGGCCGGTACATCGAGGATGATGGCTGGGACGAGGTCGCTGCCGACTTGATGCAATGGTCCCATGACTCTAGTGACATTCTGGGGCAGCCGAACCGGAACGAGCAGTTCATGTCGGAAATCCGGCAGCGGCTCATGTCCGGCGAAATCCCCGACGAGGACCCGTACTTCAAGATCGGCCCCCGCCAAGGCATGAAAGCCGAGGGGTACAACCGGCTTCAGCGGGCTCTTCGTGGTCTCCTTGAAGTCTCTCCAGAAGAGGGCAAGCGGCTGATCTTGGACTCCATGAACCACTTCGGCAGCAACCAGCCGGGGGCGACGTATGGCTGAGATCGAATCCGGCTGGAGCGACCGCCGCAGTAGCCAAAAGACCCCTGACCAGTATGCAGGGCTGATCCGCTCGATCATTGCCGAAGAGGCCAGCAGAGCCGGGGTGTACAACCCGACGCTGGCAGACGACTTCCTGTCCGGTGACCCCAAGGCCCGGGAGTATGTGTCGAGTCTCCTGTACTCAGGGGACCCGGACACTGACGGGGTCGAGGGTGGCGAGTGGCCGGAAATCCGCAAGAAGCAGATGGAGGGCTTCAAGGGTCGCGGCTGGTCGGCATCGGAAATGGCCGATTGGAGGTCCAAAAACGGGCCTACCATCCCGGACCGCCTACTCAGCGAAGGCAGCAAGCAGGCTTATCGCTGGCAGGCCAACCGGGATTTCCTGCGGGGATTCGTGGACCTTGAGAAGTCCACCAACTCCCAATCCCGGAACAACCAGCCAAGCCTGAGTTCGCTGCTGCTGGGTGGGCCGTTCACCGGCATGGTCGGGAATCCGCACCAGAAAGACTACGAGGCAGGGCTTCATCGGCTGTCCGAGAACCACAACCGCCAGATCAATAGCGATTACGGCGAGAGTGGATGGACAGGATTCCTGAATAACCCCGAGGAATATGCGGTTCCTTGGGTCATCGACAACGTGTTCGACCGAGGGTTCCACGCCTTCGACTACGGGAGACAGAGAGACAAGGACGGCAGCAAGCGGGGGTTCTTCAACTCTCTTGTCAGCGATGTCCCCAAGTACCTGTCAGCCCGTGCCGCCGCCGGTCAGGTGTCCCCTGCCCTACCCGGTAATCCCAAGACCCCCGAGGAAAAAGAGGCTGCCCTGAAGTCTCTTCACGGGATGCGGGATGCGGCCAACCCGAACTCCCCTAAGGGTCCCACTTCCTACGAGATGGGGCACCGGGAAGACACTGGCCACTACCCGTCCTACGCCGGAAGCACGTTGGTCAACTTCTTGCAGGGGCTGGTCAGCGATCCGACTGTCGTGGCCAATGTCGGCATGGCCGGTCGAGCAGCACTCACAGCAGCCAAGGCTGGCACCCGGGAGTCCGCCAGATCAGCCGTCCGGGCCGCCATTGCAGCCGGTAAACGCGAAACCGGCGAAGAAGCCGCCATGGGGACAGCCATCGCAGGCCCGATCACCCTCTACAACGAGAGCGAGCAGGCCAAAGTCCCGAAGCAAGACAGGCAAAGCGTCAACTGGAAGAACCTGTTTACCCCGGGCAACGAGGTCAGGACCGATCTGCCCAAGGATGTCCGCGAAGAAAGCCAAGCGGACTTCATCAAGAGGTACGACTCCGAATACGAAGCACGACGGCAAGCACTAAAGGCAGTGCCCGAAACCCTTAAGTCCATTCCCACAAAGCGACCCCTAGGCCGACTCAACACGACACCGGCCATGTAAATGACCGTTGCAGTCCGCCACTAACTGGGCACACACTCCTCCATGGTTTCACATTCCTTGGAGGAGGAGCAATGAACGACGACATTTCGCCGGTCGAGTCCGAGGCCCCGGATGCGAGTTCCGCCCCGGTTGACTCGTCGCCTGTTGAGAGTTCGGCACCTTCTCAGCACCAGCCCGCTGCCCAGACCCAGCAGCAGCCCATGTCTCCGTGGGATGCCTTCAAGCGGCTCCCGGATTTTCAGGGCCAAGACGACCGGGCCATCGCCGCTCGGCTCTATCAGGCCATGGAGCGGGAGAAGGCCGCCGCCCACAAACTCGCCCAGTACCAGCAGATTCTCCCCTACGCCCAAGAGTACCTGTCGTACCGGCCCGAGTTTGAGCAGTGGCGGCAGCAGCAGGCCCAAGCCCAGCATCAGCAGCAGCAGCCCGCCCCGCAACCCGAGCAGCCCAAGTGGTGGAACCCACCCAAGGTCCGCGACGGTAGCAAGCGTTACCTGATCCGAGACGAAGACGGCAGGGAGGTCATTGACCCCAATGCCCCGATCACGGCCCGGGAAGAACTACTGGAATACCAGCAGTACAAGGCGGATTTCGCCAAGAGATTCTTGGAGAACCCCGAGTCAGCACTGGGCCCCATGATCCAAGAAATGGCCTCCAAGCAGGCCCAAGAGATCGTCCAGCAGCAGTTCCAGAAAGTCGAGCAAGAGCAGTTCGTGTCGTCCATAGAGGAGAAGAACAAGGATTGGCTCTTCGATCCCGAAACAGGAGATGTCACACCGGAGGGGGTCCTCGTACATAAGTACATCGAAGAAGCCAGAGAGCGAGGCATCAAGGGTCCTCAGGCCAGATGGGAATACGCCATCGCAATGACCGAAAGGGAGTTGCTGGCCACGACCTTCGATCAGCAGAAGGCTTCTCAGGGACAACTTCAGCAGCAGATGCAGCAGTTCATGCAGCAGGCTCGGCAGGCTCCCCCGCCTCCGGCTCCTGCCCCGCAGGCCGCAGCACCCGCCGCCCCGAACTTGGCCCAACAGAACTTGCAGTACCTGAGGCGAGAGGCGTCGAGAAATCCAAGCCGATCAGCAGGAAACGCAACCAACGACACTCGGGCACCAAAGCCCAAGATGACCTTCGAGCAAATGCTAAGGGAAGAAGCAGGTTCCCGAGGCCTAATCTGAAAGGGTAGACGAGATGCCTTCATCGACTGACTGGGCTCGTAGTATTGGCACGACCATCATCAACTACCTCCGCGAGGAGGAGTTGACCACTTTCCGTAAGTTCAAGGTGTTTGCTCTCCTTGAAGGCAACGGCAAGGTCGTGATGAACCAAGGCGGACGAGGCCTTCAGTGGGAGGTTCGCTACCGGAACCAGCCTGTTACAGGCAACAACGGCGAGACCCCACGGGTATTCGCAAGGCAGAACCTCTGGGTCAACGCGGAACTCCCGTACCGTGGCTATCAGGTCACGGATAGCATCTACAAGAAGGAGATGCTGGAGAACCGTGGGCAGCAGGCTCTCATCAACGTGGCTGGCAACATGGCCGGTCGCCTGAAGGAATCCATGGAGCAGCACCTCTCCAAGGAAATCTGGATCGACGGCGGAAAGGCCGGGAACGAACTGCGATTCCACGGCATCGAGTCCATGATGGCCATTGACGGGACCATCAACATCAACGACGGCACCAAGCGGACGGCCAACGCCGAAGACCCGTTTGGCTGGCCCTCTGACATCTACGCCAACATCAACACTGGCCTCGGTGCAGTGGCCGGTTCCCAGTTGGAAGGTACATGGCCGAACGGCGTGTGCGATCCTGAGTACGACTTCTACAGCCCAATCGTGGTGAACTACGGCAGCACCTACTTCAAGGGTGGTCCGAACAACACCGCAACCCAGACTTGGGCTGACAACTGCGTTCTGGCGACCCGAGAGGGCATCCATCAGGCCAAGCGGAACGACACCCGCGAGAGCCAGATCGACACGGTGGTCCTCGACCGGAAGATGTTCATCGAGTACCTCAACAAACTCGATTCCAAGGAGCGGGCTATCGTGACTCGGACCAATGGTCTGAAGTCCTATGGCTTCTCCGATGTCTTTGAGCAGGACGGAGTCGAAGTCACGACGGAGTACGCGGTCCCGAGTGGCTGTGGCTACGGTCTCTCCATCGGCAACATGGAACTCCGTTGCATGGAGGGAAGCCTGATGACTGCCGAAGGTCCGTTCTATAACGAAGACCTACAGTCTTATAGGTATGTCGTGAGTGTCCTCGCCAACCTTAAGTTCCGTTCCCCGAGGAACTTCTTCAAGTTGCAGGACATCACCCCGGCCCCGTAAGCAACACCCAACCCAAACCCCTAGCGAGAAAGCACAGACATGAGCGTTCTGACTTCTGATCCCCCGTTCGGTCGCGGCCACACCCTCGGGGTGAAGTCCGTCAAGGACGGGAACAACGTCATCGGCTCGGTGAAGGTCTTCACGGACGCCGACCCCCATGAGGGCACGGTCCTCTCCAACCGGGAAGTCCGGGTGGTCTGCCTTCGGAACCGGACGGGTGACAAACTCCTCCCGGCTCAGTTGGTGGCCTGCAACCTTGAAGAGGCCACGGCTCTCGCTACTGCCGCCGATCCCATCGTGGCGGTGGTGGACGAGTACCTCCCGGCTTCGGGGGTCAACGTGGACGATGTCTTCTACGGCGTCGTCACTGGCCCCACCAAGGTCAAGGCTGGCACTCTGGCTGCGGGTGACCCGGTTACGGTCGGTGCTGGCGGCGAAGGTGCCGCTGGTGACGGCCTCGGGATGGCCCTTGCCGAAACCGACGCGGACACCGAACTGACTCGGGTTCTCGTCGGCCTCCACTACAACTCGGCCAAGAACTGACCTAGGGGTGGCGCATGGAGGTTAACTCCCTTGTAGTCATCGGTCTGGTCGTGGTGGTAGTCGCCTTCTTGGTGGTGCCCCCCGCGTGGACTCTCTTGGCCCAGTGGTTCAACCCCACTGGTGCCAAGGGGGCCTACCAGCGGCGGGCCGTGTCTCAACTCCTGAAGATCAAAGAGAGCCTCGACAGCAAGGGCCACGGCGATGCGGCCAAGTTGTGCCGCGAATCGGTGGTGGCTTTGGTCTGCGGCGACGACAAGGACGAAACCAAGGAGTCGGCACCTGCGAACAAGGGGCTGTTCCAGTAACCGTGGAGTCCGTCAATGGGCAGGCTCCGGGTAGCGGTTGCTGTCATCTTCTTGGTTCTCTTTCTGGTCGCCATCCAGAAGAAGCCCCTGCCTCCGGCCCCTGAACCGGCCCCGCAGCAGTGCCCGCCACCCAAGCCAATCAAGAGAGTCATCGGCAACGAGTTTGAACTTGAGGTCATTCGTCTGACCAACAGGGAGCGAACCTCTAGGGGTCTTCGACCGTTAGAGATAGTGCCAGCCCTGATGACAGACGCCCGCAACTGGAGCAACGTGCAGGCAACCCGAGGTCGTATGTTTCACTCCCGGATGGGCCACGGCGAGAATGTGGCTTACGGCCAGCGAAACCCCGCCGAAGTCATGCAAGCATGGATGACATCACCCGGACACAGAAGGAACATCCTTAACCCCCGATACAGCCAGATAGGTGTAGGTTCGGTCAACAATGGCCGGAGCATCTACTGGACCCAGTGTTTCGAGTAGCCCCCTAGGAAACCCCGCCATGAAGAAGTTTGCCCTTGCCCTGACCATGACCCTTGCCCCGCTCTCGGCCTATGCCGGGAACTGCCACGGCACCGACAAGCCGACCGCCTTCTTTGAGAAGGTCGATGTGGAGGTCGCCGTCGAGCAGCCCAAGGGCGAGAAGGTCACCGCCGTGGTCACCGAGTCCATCGTTTCGGCCCCGGCCAGCGTCGGTCTGGTCCGCCGGAATGCCAACCGAGAGGCCCGTGCCGAAGTCCGAGCGGCCAAGCAGGCTCGTCGGGCTGCGTTCTTTGCCTCCAAGGCTGCGGACGCTGTCGGTCAGGAGGCCCGTCAGGAAGCCGTCGTGCAGGCCTATCGCCAGTGACTTCTCCCTGACCTTCGGAGCGGGTCAGTGATGGAGGAGGAATGCGGGGGGAGTGGACGCGACACCCACTCCCCCCGCTGTGGCTTTGCCGGAGGGAAGATCATGAGCGCGAGGATCAGGGCACTTCGGGGGCAGCAGCCTAGCCCCCTGACGCCCGAGCAAATCGCCTACCTGTCAACGGGCCAGATGAGCAATCTGAGCCCAGAGGACACGGGAGGTTCCATTGACGACTACCTCAATGGGCCCTCCATGGCGTCCGTTCTTCTGAAGCAGGCCAAGGGAGAGTACTTCCAAGACCTGATCCAGCAGGCCCGAAAGGCAGGCACCGAGGGCATGACCGCCCCCATGATTGCTTCCATCCTCCAACTGGATAGGCAGTGACATGGAACACCGGCAATGCGAGGAGTGCCGGGAATCGAAGCCCCTGACCCCCAAGTATTTCCCTAGGGCTCCGGGCACCCAGAACACCTATCGGTACATCTGCAAGAAGTGCCGAAGGGCGAACGAACGCAAGGCTCGATTAGCCAAGATCGAGACCTCGGCAATCGACAAGTTCTCCAAGGCAGTGGTCTCGGGCGGGTCCAACATCCCGCACACAGCCGAACTGCTAGAGGCCCTCATGCACTACTTCGGTGGTGCCAACGGGTTCGCAGCCTTGGCCATGAAGCAGTACTTTGAGTCCCCTCCGGGCAGCCGGATGCGGAACTCCCTTCTTGAGATGGTCGTCCGTCTGGCGGCCAAGAACACCGAGCAGGGCGGGGCCAAGAAGCCCATCGACCTGTACTCAGAGGAAGAACTGGATCAGGAGATCAACAAGCGGCTGGAGCAGGCCGTGGTCCTGTATGGAGGCAAGTTCATAGATGCGTCACACGAAACACCCCTCCATGCCCAACTCCCCCCTCCCGCAAGTCCAGACCATATCGGAGTTCCAGCGGGACGAACTGAAGACCTTGCAGTCCGAGTTGAATGCGAGGCGGATCGAAGCCTTAAGGCTATACAAGCCAACGCCGAAGCAGTGGGAGTTCCACACTTGCATGGCTTCGGAGACGCTGGTGATCGGGGGGAATCGGTCGGGTAAGTCCCTCTGTACCTTCGTGGAGGACGCATGGGCCGCAACTGGAACCCATCCCGTCGAAGACAAGTACAGAAAAGAAGGCGGGAATCTCGTCATCATCGGCCAGAACTGGAAGCACATCGGTCTGGTCGTAGTGCCCTACTTGTTTCGTGCCGGGGCCTTCAAGATCATCCGAGACGCCCAGACGGGGATGTTCCGGGCATTCGATCCAGTGGCCGACGCCGACCGGCTGAAGGAAGCCAAACCAGCCCCGCCGTTGATCCCGCCTCGGATGATAAAGAGTTTTTCGTGGGTCCTGAAATCGGCGGGCTACCTCAACTCCTGTGAGTTGATGAATGGGTGGACCATCTACTGCTTCTCGTCAGAGGGAGACCCACCCCAAGGCTTCCAAGCAGATAGGGTACATATAGACGAGGACCTGAATAACGAATCATGGGTCCCGGAGATGCAGGCCCGACTTGCAGACCGGAAGGGGTTGTTCAACTGGAGTGCGATGCCTCACTCCAAGAACGAGGCTCTCATAGGCCTGAATGAGCGGTGCGAGAAGGCCGAAGAACAAAACAACGACCGGGACATCAAGCGGTTCGTCCTCAGGTTTCTGGACAACCCCCACATCGACTCCGACGAAAAGCGGAAGATGGTGGAGCGGTGGTCTGCCATCGGAGACGACGTTCTCAGGCAGAGGTCCGAAGGCGAGTTCATCACCGACAGCATTCTGGTCTACCCGAACTGGAACCCCAGCATTCACGGGTTCTCTCGGGACGGGCTGCCCAACGGGCAAGTCCCAGCGGATTGGTGCCGGTACGCCATCATCGACCCGGGCCACGCAGTCACTGCCGTCCTGTTTGCGGCAGTCCCCCCGGACGAGAAGACCATTCTCCTCTACGACGAACTGTACATCAGGAACTGCAACGCCATCATCTTTGGGCAGGAGTTCGCCCGGAAGACCTCAGGGCAGCAGTTCTATGCTTTCTTGATCGACGCCCACGGGGCCCGCCTGACTGACATTGGTTCAGGCAGAAGCCCGCAGGAGCAGTACAGCGAGCAGTTCGCGGCCCTCAACATCAAGTCCCGGGTGACCGGCCACAGTTTCATCCCGGGCTCAGACGACGTTCTGGCTGGGTTGCAGTGCGTCCGAAACATGATGCACATACGGCCATGCGGAACCGCAAGGCTAAGGTACATCCGAGGAACTCTCCCTAATCTCGAAAGGGAGATGAAAAGGTATAAGAAGAAAGTCACTTACGTTGCCGGGACATCCGTGGTCACCGATGAGCCCAATAAGCGTGGCGAGTTCCATCTAGTGGACTGCCTGCGGTACTTGTGTGCCTATGACCCCGAGTACCACAAGCCCGAGCAGCACACCGAGGAGCCGTGGTACGTCGCTTGGGCCGAGAAGCGGCGGAAGAGTCAGGGGCAGTCTGGCGTTGTCTACTTGGCCCCTAACTCTTATTCCGAGACTTGGATCGCCTAGCCAATGACTCTTGTTCTCTAGCAAATCCCTCCTGAAGATCGAGTCCGTGGGTTGAGCCCCCACTTGGACAGCGGCCTTTTGGAGGATGCCATGCCGGATTTCAAGATGCCGGACCTTGTCGTCGGTGACATGGTCCTCTTCTACAGCAACCCCTTCTCGCCCCAAGACCCGTCCATGGGCTGGGTGACGAAGAAGCCGGGGGCACAGGCCATCACCGTTCTGGTGTACGCCGAAGAAGCCGGGTTCGTGGAGAAGCCCTCGGTCCGCCACCGGGACGACCCGTTCTGGAAGGAGTCCGACACCGCCGTGGCATGGGGCAAGTGGGGGTGCTTTGAACTCCACCCCCAGACCAAGGCCCTCAAGGAACTCCAGACCCTCATCACCAAGCAGAAGATCGAAGCCGCCAAGAAGAAGGAGTCCTGACCATGCGTAAGGTAGCCCTTATTTTGGCCCTTCTTGTGTCGCCCTGCCTTGCCTATGGGCAGAACGGGCCGGTTCGCCAGACAGCCACAGCAACCGCCCAAGGGGTGGCCCACCTTCTGGCTCGGTCGGGTCGGCTCTTTCATCCGGGCGGCAATCCCTACTCCTACGAAGGCGTGGGCATGGGAAGCACCCCGGAGCAGGCCCTCAGGAACTGCTGCTATAGCCGTTCAGGGATGAGGGTTGCGGATCAGGGTGTAGCCCAAGACTCTCGGGGTCGCTGGTTCGCCTGCAAGCGGTATGTCCGTTAATCCCTAGGAACGGACATAAAACAGGCATGGACGAACTAGCCCCAGAACTGCCTGCCGAGGGGGCCGAAGGCGGCCTGCCGCCACTCCCGGACGAGAGCATCTCCCAGAAGAAAATGGAAGATGCCCTTCGGTCTATTGCTACGTCTTGGCTCGCCAAGATCAAGCAGGCCGAGAAACACGCCCGTCCATTTCGGGAAGACGCGAAGGAGTGCATGAACTTCTTCGATGGTCATGGAGATTGGTTCTGGAAGCGGGGGGCCGGGAGCGACAACACGGCCTACTCCAAGATTGGTCCTCCGTCCTTCAGGATGACCATAAACAAGGCGTTTGAGGCCGTAAAACTCTTCGGGTCAGTCATCTATTCCCGGAACCCAGTTCGGACGGTGACTCCCCGGAAGTTCCCGGTCATCACCCCGGTGGCTATGGGGATCGACCCCAGCCAGCCGCCCCAGATCGACCCCATGACCGGGCAGCCCATGCCCGACCCACAACTCCAGCAGTTCATCCAACTCTCCCAGCAAGTCGGCCACATCGAGGAGATGAGGGCCTCGGTCTCCCAGTTGATGGAGGCCTACCTGAACTACACCCCCGTCGAACTGAACCTGAAGGAGCATTCCCGCAGGGTTGTGGACGAGGGGATCATCAAGGGAATGGGGGTCTGGTGGACCGAGTTGGTGGAACTCCCCGGCTCGCAACCCGGCCAGACGTTCGGGATCGTCGGCTCGTTTGCCGACTCCGTGGACAACCTTGTGATGGACCCGGACGCCGACGAGCAGGAGGACATCCTGTGGTGTGCAAGGCGGTGCGTCCACCCGATTGACGAAGTGGCCGCCCAGTACGGACTCGACCGGGAGTCCCTCAAGGGCCACCTAGAGAGTTACGTTTCCCGCTCGGCAGAAGAAGACCGGGACTACAAGCACAAGAAGCGGAACGGCAAGACCAACGACCTGATCGTGTACTGGAAAATCTGGAGCAAGACGGGCTTCGGCCACACCCTCAAGGGAGCCCCCAAGGAGTTCCTTGGGATGTTCGATAGCCTTGGCCAGAACTGCTACATCGTGGTCGCAGAGGGAGTGGACTTCCCCCTGAACTGCTCCAAGGAGATCGCCCTTGAAGCCCCAGACGAATCAGGCCTGCCGCCCACCCTGTTCACCCAGAGCCGCTGGCCGATCCCCTTCTACGCCGATGTGAACTGCTGGCCTTGGACGCCGCTCCAGTTTCACCGGAAGCCCGGGTACATCTGGCCCATCAGCCATCTGAAGCCGGGGTTGAGCGAACTCAAGTTCCTGAACTGGGCCCTGTCGTTCTTGGCGACCCGGATCATGGTGTCTTCCAAGACCATGGTGGGCGTGGCCAAGGCTGCCGGGGACGACATCAAGGACCAGATTCTCAGGCACGAAGAGAACGGGTTCTCCCTCATCGAACTCTCCGAGACCCTTGGCCGGAGCGTGAACGACATCGTTTCCATCTTCCAGATGCCTCAAGTGACGCCCGATATGTGGCAGATCATGCAGGCCGTGATGGATATGTTCGACAAGAGAGTCGGACTTACAGAGTTGGTATATGGCATGACCCGTAACCAGTTTCGGTCAGCCGCCGAAGCACAGGTCAAATCCGAGCAGATTTCCGTAAGGCCGGACGACATGGCCAATGCCCTAGAAGATGCCATGGGGATGTTGGCTAGGAAGGAAGCATTGGCTGCTCGCTGGCTCCTCCAGAAGGAAGACGTAGCCCCCGTCCTCGGCCCTCTCGGCGGCGAGGTCTGGCAGGCCATGATCCAGAACATCGACATCAACTCGCTCGCCCGGGAGTACGACTACCGCATCGAGGCCGGTTCTGCCCGGAAGCCCAACAAGGCCGGGAAGGTGGAGCAGATGCAGATGGCCCTCCAGACCCTTGGGCCCGTCTTCCAGAGCATGATCCCGATGGGCGTCGTTGAGCCGTTCAACAACCTCATCATCGAGTGGGCCAAGTCTCTGGACATCGACCCCAAGGGCTTCCTGATCCCCAAGCCGGAACCCCCGCCGCCGCCTCCCGCTCCCGCTGACGGTCCTCCTCCAGCCGAAGGCGGGGCTCCGAGTGGTGATGGCGGCGGTGGGGCACCCCCACCTGAAGGTCCTCCAGCCCAGATACCCCCGGAGTTGAGCCCAGCATGATCTCCGAGTTCATGCCCTACGACATTGCGAACGCCGCCCCTGAAATCCAGAGGCATTACCTGAAGATGGTCTCGGAGGGCCAGACGCCAAGGTTTGCCGAGATGGCTGCCCTCCAGAAGCCCCCGGGCACAAGAGGCACTGACCGGGCCTTCCAGCAGGGCAGGCTCGACGGCAACTGGATGGACGAGATGCCCGTCCACATGGCCCGACGTATATCCCGGGAAGCCAAGGCCGCAGGCATAAGCACGACCGGCAAATACTACATGAGCGGGCTGGCCGACAAGCGTGGCCACTGTGACCCCGAGGCTTGGGTCTCGGACCTGTCGGATGTCCGCCGTGTTGCCAAGAAGCGGAACCTTGAGGTCCGGGGCATCGTCAACGTGGATGCCGAGCCGACCCCGCCCAAGAACGTGGACTTGGACCCCAAGATCGCCCGCGATCTGGCCCGGAAGGAAATCGCCAAGAACCCCTCCATGTCCATGAAAGAGGCCATCCACAAGGTCAAGCAGAAGCACGTTCCCCGCTGGAAAAAGAAGGTGTCACGCTAGAGCCGGACTCAGACATAAAGAAGGCGAGGGCCCACTATGTCTCTTGTTCCGCCAAGCCATCGAGAGGGTCTGCGTAACAACGCCGACTCTTACGAGAAACTCAACCAGCGGATCAAACTCCGTCAGGACACGGCGGCCAACTGGTCGAAGAACGACCCTGTCCTTGAGTCCGGTGAGTTCGGGTACGAAATCGGCTACCCGACCGGGAAGATCAAGATTGGCACCGGCAGCACCCGCTGGTCCCAACTCCCCTACTTAATGGAGAGGGGCCTTCCCGGTACGCCGGGGCTCCCCGGTCCTGCTGGTCCTCCGGGCAAGGGCGTCCAGATCAAGGGCGTGGCCGATGTCTGGCCCCCTGCTGGAACCCCCGAGTCCGGTGACCTGTGGATTCTGGACGACCCGATTCCGCCCACTGCCCCCGCTGGGTCTGCTCCCGGTGACGGGTACGTCTGGAGCGGAACCAAGTGGGTTTCCACTGGACCCATCCGTGGCCCCGAAGGCGAGCCCGGAAAGGACGGGGCCCCGGGCAAGGACGGCACTCCCGGCCAGAATGCCGACCCCATCACGGTCTTCAGTCAGGCCGCCCAGCCCGTTGCGATCAACGCCGGGGACTTGTGGATCAAGCCCGTAAACGCCACGACGGCTGAACTCTATGTCTGGAATGGCGTTACATGGTTTCTGGTTGGCTCTACTGGTTCTGGTTCAGCCACGATCAACACCATCGGGAACCCGGTTGGGCTGACCCCTGACGCCGCACTTCCGCTCCAGCAGTGGTCCGAGGAGATGGCCACTAAGGCCGCCTTCAAGGACACGGGCGTCAACTTCGCCCGGGTTCAGGCCACCTCTCCTGATTGGTCCCCGGGCGATGTGTTCGGCAACGGCAACGTCATTGCCAACGGCGGTGCTTTCGGGGAACTGTGGTACGGCTCGCTCCTTGCCCGCGACGGCAAGATGACTAGCCCGGGATACCAGATGCCAACCCCAACGGGCGACGGCTATCTGCGATCCGACCTCGATCCGGCCACCGGCTGGTACTTTGCCGAGCCCGTTCTGATCTCAGACACCGAGCCACCGGCCCCAACTGGCGGCAATGCCATTTGGGTGGACCCGACCGCCAGCCCCACGACGGACCCAAACCTTCCGTTCAGCAACGCCAATCCGCCCGTCTACGCAGACCCGGCCGTGACCACGCAGCCGAACGGCCTACCTATCGGCCTGTCCGCAGACGGCTTGGAGATTCACCAGCCGTACATGGTCGGCGGTGTGCCAGTGCTTATCGGCGGCAAGACCTACCTCCTGCCGCTCATCGAGGCTCCGGCTTCCGCCTTGCCGATGACGCCGCTGTTCTCGTTTGACGATCAGCCCACCACGCAGCAACTCGACGGCACTTGGATCGGGCTCACGCCTGACGGCCAGTTCGTTTACCAGCCGCAGATGGTCGGAGGCATCCCCGTGGTCGTTGGCGGCAAGACGTTCTTGATTCCCATTGTGGAGCAGTAACCGTGCCCGCACCTGATCGCACTTCACCGTCTCGCACAGAGGCCTCCTCGCTGAAGGTGCCGAATGGCATCTGGGGCTACTACACCGATGCCGAGGTGGATGCTCTGCTTGCTGCCTTGCAGTCTGGCGGTGGGCTTCAGACTGTGGACCTGTCTGCCTATGCAACGACCGCCTATGTGGACGGCCAGATCGCCACGGTGTACTCCAAGGCCGAGGTGGATGCCGCCATCAAGGTGTGCCGTGACGAGGGTGCCCTCGACCTCGACGCCGTGCAGAACCAAGTGCTGTTCGCCGTCACCGAGACCGCACGGCAGTTGCAGGAGAGGATCGACCTCAAGGCTCCCCAAGCCACGACCTACACCAAGACGGAAGTAGACGAGGCCATTGCCAATGCCGCCACTGGGGGCACGGTTGACCTCAACGGCTACGCCAAGGCCGAAGACCTACCGGCTGTCTATGAGCAGGACGCCCAGCCCGCTGGCAAGGACGGAGACTTGTGGCTGTCCACCCCGGTGGCGAAGGCAGCGGAGATTTCCGCTCTCGTCACCAAGGCCGACACGAAGGACCTCGACGCCCATGTGGCAAAACTCGTCCGATCCCTGATGGCGGGCGGCAAGACTGTCCCGCCAGACATTGACTGGACTGCCTGCACG